CCTACACCGTTTGCATCTGATCCTGTCGTGGTGAAGTACTCTATGATTACAACATTACCATCTTCTAACTTCTTACCAAGAACACCGTCACCAAACTTAATTTCGTAAAGTCCCGTGGATGTTACCTCTAAGAAGAATGAGGTACTTGTTGACTTCAGTGCTGTTATATCAGACACCTTTGTCCACACGTCATTCTTACCACTAGAGTCTGTGGTTGACTTTAAAACTTTAACAGTTATGTGATCGGTGTCAACCTCAAGAGTGGGAATGACAAACTTAGTTTCCGATGTGCTTGATGAGACATAGGATACTGAGTTGAATTCACCTTCAAAGATTGAAAACTCACTAGAAACGAACGGGGCAGTTCCAATGGTGCTTATGGTTATTGGACTCATGTTATAAAAAGTATATGAAGAGTCTCCGACCGATGCAGAGAACTTTGTTCTGCCAGGTATAATTTTAGTGGATGTATCTGAAGTCGAAAGGGAAACGGTAACTCGTGCTTCGGCGGCTTTCTTTGAGTGTGGGGTGTATCCGATTTGCTTTGCATGGGACATTACAGACTCTTTCTTTACTGCACTGTCCATGAACATTTCGTTCGCTACCATGTTCGTATAGAATGATTGGTAGTGGGTGTTGTATGCTAAAACGTCTAGAAGAACCGATAAACCAGATCCATTAAAATCAAAATCCTTGAACTGCTCTTGGCCTTCTAGGAAAGATTGAAAGTTTGATCTAATCGCGTTGAAATCTAGATCTGTTATTTGCTTTGTTTTGTTAACCGCCATTATCGAGTTCTTTCGAGGTTAAGTGTTACTGTTGCCGTATTTCTAACATTCACAGGTCTAAAAACTATACTTACCGTAAACGAATTTTTCGCGGGAACGGAAGTAACCACCACATCTAAAAGTTCTACTCTGGGTTCGTCTCGTCTTATTGTTTCTTCTATCTTGTTCTTGATCTTAATTGCAGTCACGGGTGTTGCCAGTTCAAATAAGTACTGATGCACTCCCGCGTCCAATTCAGGCCGAAACGGTCTATCATATCTTTTGGTAAGAACCAGATTTCTCACAGATCTCTTAAGAGCTTCCATGTCAGTCAATGTGACAATATCACCAGAGACTGGATGTGCCTTGAAGTCTAAATCTATGTCTGAATATCTTGCCATTGTAATATATATGCCCCTTTGTTATGTAATTACTGTCCTAAAATTCGTAATGCGTCTCTAACCGAAAAGATATTTACATAATTTGATGTTGTGTTATTTAAGTACAGTTCGAGGTTCTGTAGATCTGCTATGGTGAATCTACCTGCCAGATAGTTGGAGAATGTTCCCACAATTCCACTGTTCAAATCAGTTCTGATTCTATCAATAACAACCAAGGCTCTAGCTTCATCTGCAACTGGGGGTTGTATACTTTCAAAGAATCTATCAACATCATTTGAAATTTCTTCTTCGTCTTCTTCGATTGCCTCTAGATCTTCTGCTTGTGCTTCTTCGTCTCCCTCATCGGAGAAGAAGTCTTCCACGTTCGAACCAAACTCATTTATGTTTGTCGCAAGATCGGCAGCAGCTTGTTCTGCTTGATCTATCAATTGCTGTCCCTGATTTTGTAGATCTTCAAAGGTTTGTTCCAACCTGTTAACTGCCTCTTTGCCTTGATCAACAACACTATCGATCAACTGTTCTGCCTGTTGTTGCACTGATTCTACTATACCCTCGACGCTCGCCTTGATACCATCGACAAGTTCTTCTGGATCTGGAATCAGAGCTGCAATCTCTTCTAGTGAAGGAGGAGACGGTAATTGTAGATCAGGAATGAGTCCCTCGATTCCAGGTCCAGCAATGAGATCGGTGAATACTTTCCCTGCAAGGCAAGGATCAGACAACACTCCGCTGAGTGCAGTATTCGCTAAGCCATACTGATCAAGAAATGCCAATGCTCCAGAAAGGAATGCATCTTCAGAGTTCGCTATGTTGAGGAATGACTGTTCTATTCCCTGAAGTGTCGTAGTTATTCTGAGTGCTTCGTCAAAGAACTCCAAGTCGCCAGGATTAAAATCGCCAGCACCAAATTGTCCTATAAATTGTGTTGCAGCGTCCAGTGCATTTTGTGACTCTTGTATTGCATTGATCCCAAACTCTTGTTTGAGACTGTTGAATCCGTGTGAGAAGTTGTCTTTCAAAATATCTTCTGGATTTGTAGAAAGAGTGGCAAGAGCAGAGTTGTACGCGCTACCGATTCCTAGAATTCTACCAAGATCAGGTTGACCTTCTTGGAATCCAGTCACCACCCCACTCATTCGGTTTGTTCGTTGTTCAAATTCAACAAGTTTGCCTTGAAACGATATCAGGGTATTTGAAAGATTGGCTGCCCACGGTACTTGTGTGATTTCGCCTGTAAGTTCATCAAGAGTTCCAATACCGCCTAATCCCGTTAGTGCATCATTTATCGCCCCCTTCACTCCACCCGCAAGATCTGCAATTGGGTTGCGGAGAGCATCCCCACGCAAAAAGGACTGGATGAAGTCGATCTGGTTGGGTTCTAGGACGCCTCGTAGGATAGCGCAGTTGTTTAGAGGGAAGTCACCGTTTCCAATCTGACTTACTACCATTATATACCTTTCACATTAACAGAACCAGTCATAGCTTTATGACCACATGAACACTCACCACCTACTAGGAGAATAGGTTTTCCTTCGGCTGTAATGGTGGAAGAAAAATCTTGATTGAACACACCGACAACAATAGAGTTTCCGTGTCTGTGAGGTGCCGTAATAGAACCCTGCACAGCAATAGGCATATTATTAACAAGAACAGAACTTCCTGCTGGAGAAATTGGAATGGTTGTTGGAGCGTTGGTGAGATCATTTACTCTTACTAATCCCTTCATTAATATCCTCCTCCACTACTACTGCTACTGCTACTACTTCCACCACTACTTCTTCGTGTTGTTGTTGTGTTTGAAGTTCTCGAAGCGCCACCAAATGATCCACCATCAATAACATTGTCATCAATGTTCGTGATCTTTGTAAACGAACTTGAACTATCTGGTGATTGACCAAATACAGTTTTAGTTACTTCATACAGTTCACCATTGTAAATGACGGTTGTTCCTTTTTTGTATGTAATCAGGTTATTGTTTGAATCTCTGAGTGAGAATACTCCACCAGAACTAGAAACAGCCGCGCCGTTTTTAGTGATATTTACATACGGAACATAAGACTGACACCAATAGACCTTGTTCGCAGTCGCTTTCCATACAGAACAATAACCACTGTTCTGGTTAAAGAATTTACAGTTACCACATTTCTGCCCATCGGGAACTGCTTCGTTTAAAGAGTTCTGATACGCAGCGGGGAAGTTGCCAGGAATTCGCTTTCCGTTTTCGTATGTATTTCTACCACCCACACCACCTGTTCCACTTCTAAATCTATCACCTCTTCTGGGTGGGAATCCATCTTCCCCGACAAACTTATTACAATCTATTTGGGGTGGTTCTGGATTTGTTTCGTAGAATACATCTCTCGCTCTTCTACATCCATTTGGTTTCATCCTGTTCAAATCTTCTATACGCTCACGCAACTGTCGGGCTCTTTTGCATGTTTCCCTGCAATAGCCAGGATATGGTTCATTTGTTGGGATGGTTCCTAAGCCACTACCATCATTTTTACCGCTCATGGTAGTACAATCACATCCCGCAGCGGACAACATCAGTAACAACGTAGCATACTGTGCTTCCATAAACAAAAGTAAACAAGGTAAAGTTTTTTCTGCCGCACAAACCGCCTGAATGAGACTCCATATCCCACAGCAAAATGCAAGCTCTTCTTCTTCACTAAAACCATCGGATGGGTCGATTGGTACATTATCCTTACAGATTTCTAGATCATCATACAATTCTCTTTCTGCAAATTCATAACATTCCCGCATTTTTTCTCTAAGATCATCAAGGACATCTTGCCAATATTCAACTCTACCAGACGATCCTTCGACATCCGATCTTATCGGAGGAATAGAATTATTACCGTCAAACATCACAAGTTTATCGTAGTTGGTTCTTATGTGATTTGCGTATGCTCGCATTTCAGGTAAAAATGAATTCACAAAACCAATGTGCCTTTCTGCTTGCACCACATTCCGATCCTTGATGGTTTTTTCATAATTATTTTCTCCCACAAAAATATCATGCATAGCACCCAGAATAGAATATATTTTCCCATCAAATGTAAGTATGTTTGTCACAGTTACTATTTCTTCTGCTCGTTCTGCTGTCATGGTAACAGGAGTCTCTGTGTTACTATTTGCTGGTGGTAATGATTGCGAAGCACTCTCATTCACACTAGAAGAACGTTGCGTGGAATTATCAAGTGATCTGGTTATGGGGGTGTTAATTTCTGAAATTAGACTTTCTGGATATTCACTACTAAAATTATACGAGTTTGATATTGGAAATCTTGAACTCGTTGATGTTTCAGGAGGCGTAGACGCTGGAGTAGGAGTCACAGGAGGAGTAGACGCCGGCGTACTCCTTTGTTGACTTGATCTATTATTGTTATTGTTACTTCCTGTGTGGTATGACATGTTTATCCTGGCGGGTTAAGTTCCACCATTCCCCCTTGTAATCTAATGTTTCCGCCTCCGCCTACCAGATTGGCTTTACTAGTACCACCCATCTGTGCGTCTGCACCTGCAACCATATTAATGTTCTCTGTAGGTTGAGCATTGAAGTTTTTACAGTTTACTTGAAAGTCATCTGATAGTTGGAACGTTGCTTTCTCGCCCTTGAAAATATAATTCTTAGCATTGAATGTTGCATTGCCATCAGTGGTGATGTTCAAGTTTCCTTGAACGTACATGTTGTCATCGCCCATTGTTACCTTGTAACCGCCACCCGTTGACTTTATGACCATCTCCCCATTGGGGTGAATCTCAATAAAAGATCCCGAGTTATGATAGATGTGTATTCTTCCATTGCCGCGAAATGGCCCTACAATATCTTCTGGTGGTGTGCTGTCATCTATTTCTATCAGGTGGCCAGACAACGACTCGTATAATTTATTGAACGGATATTTTGAAGGAAAGTCACGAGTATGTTCGTTCCAAGTCTCTCCGTCTCCTGTTGGAACCTCTTCAACTGGAATCTTATTGAAGGCGGGTGTTCCATCTTCAGGCGAACCGTATGCTAAAATATTTGTGTCTGGTTTTCCGAGATACGCATCCCGTGGGAAGTTATCATATGGATCATTCAAACCTTCTTCTTTGATGTTCTCTTGTGCGTTTACCCCAGGCACAGTTCCCATGATCATGGCTTGCTGTGGCATAGGTTCCTTTCCATCCAAGAAGAAACCAAACACCTGAGTGCCAGGAAGAAAGCCTGGCACTGTGGTTCCAACACCAGAACTGCTCGCGCTGGTTACGGGAAATATTGGATGCGCCCAAGGGAGTGATGACGTTGGAATGTCCTCTTGGTTTGCACTATGATATCCGTGGATGCGAACTCTTGCTCGCCCCAATTTCTCTGGATCTTGGACATCCTCGACGACACCAAGCCACCAAACAAATTCTCCATTCAGATTAATCATTCTTTTCGGCCCATTTTTCGGACCATGCTTTCCATTCTTCTAGTTCGTCTCGTGTAAAGTCATGACTAGTCTTTGTCTTTAGGTTTTCAATCTTCTTCTCATAATCTTTGAGATTCTGGTACTCATTAAACTTCATGTTATCACTCATCGGGGTATGGCTCCTTGACCTTCTTCAACTTCAAATTTAGAATTTTCGGGTAGAGGTTCTGCATACGAATCAGAACACGCCTCTATTGTCATTGTGTATCCATCTAACTTATTGATAGTATGCTTAATTGAAGTAATTAAATAAAATCCACTACGGTATTTATTCGTCCCAGAATCAATAGATTTTGACATCGTTTGATGTGGGAACTCTACATGTATCTTGTCTCCAACGTTAACAGAACTATTTCCAGAGACATTAAATCGTATTCTTCTATTCAAGAACGAATTTATTTGTGATTGTCTTTTGATTCGAATTTCGGGTGGAAATACCCCAAAAAATCCAGTATTGTATTGGGATAAAAAACCTGTATTTTTATACATGGATTCTGTGGTGATTGGGTGTGAGTTTAGATGGGAACTGGCTTGAAATCCATCTTCGTACCCATATTTCAATCCCACAAAAGATTTATTTTTCACATCGTGCGCTGCAACAAATCCGTTGTATACACCATTTGTGATTTCATCAATAAGATTTTCTTTACCAGTAAGAACTAAGTCTTTGATGGTTAATCTTCTTCTCAACAGATCTGGTGTAGAATGATTATCTTCTCTTTCTTCACTATTTGGGTTCTTATATGAAAATGCTGCATCGGGATTCATGTCCTGATTAAACAACCCACCAAGAGAAATAAAACTAAACCCTCTGAAATTTTCAAAGAAAAGATAGTTGCATTCGTTTGAGTTTTCTTTTCTTTGAGCCCTTTTTGTTAAGTTAGCAATGTGAGCCATTGGACTTGAAAATGGTAAGACTAAACTATAGTCACCTTCTGTTGGTTCTACTGTTATTGGGGCTGACTCTTTAAAATTCTCACTCCACAAAGCACCAACCATGTTCGATAAAGTACCGTTGTATGATTTTGAAAATTTTATCATCGTATTTTGTACGACTTCAGGGGAAACAAACCTAATAAAATACTGAGAGGTGGATCCTGTTGGATTTAAATTTATATTTTCTCGTGAGTATAACACCATCTGTTTGCTGACGGTGTTGCTGCCAGGAGATAGAAATGAAATTTCAAGAGTTTCTGTGTTTTTAAACGGCAACTGACTGTAAAGATCCAAGGCATCTGATATTAAAATATCACAGTACATGGGCGCACCGAAAAGATCTTGATATATGCTCACCTCTGCAACCATATCCAGTAGAGAAATAACATCACCAGAATCCAAGATGAGGTTGAGTTCTTTTACTCTGAAATCATTTTCTTTTTTATAAAGAGTGTCAGACATACTAACCCGCTATAAGTTCCTCAAAGGCAGAGATGACATTTTGTAATTGATCGGGGTGTACTAGTTTTATAGACCGTTTTGTTTCGTTGTGAGTCGCTTCATATTCATAATTGTTCACTGCATATGTCGTGTTCGAATCTCCACTGACTCCGAGGTACACTCCCAGTCTAGTTTGATAGAACTCAGGTGCAACTGCGGTATAGTCTCCGCTCGATCCCGTCATTCCAAGGGGAGTCTCTTCAGCAGATGATGAAGCCAGTGGGTTTATGTCTGTGCCATCGGCTTTTTGGAATTTGTTCAATCCAAACAAACCGTCTTCAATCTTTTTGATCTTCGCTCGCTGGAGGACTCCTTCTCTCAAAACACCAACAACTTCATCAGCAGCAAAGCTGACATGCTCGCCCCCATCAACTCGGATTCTACTCAAGGTTGGATCATGTTCAACAACTCTTGCCCTTGTTGTGAATTCATGCTGAATTGTACCGATGTCATCCGTGATACCTGTGGTGGATGTTCTGAACAGTGTCTCGTCTGCGGAAAAAGTCATACCACTTGGTAGAACATTGTTGTCATAATCCACAAGATAAAAATACTTACCGAAATACTTTTTCTTAATGAAGTTTTCTAGTGAGATGTTATCGAGTGCGATATCATAGTATGGATTGAGAGCTTCGTTGAGAAGAAGAACGACCCAAAAAAAATCTACACTATCATAAAGTCTATGTGAAATGCTTTCTGGTGTGTCACCATCTTGCGTATCATAGTCGATGAAAAACGAGGACTGTTCAGTGGGTACATTTATTGCTCTGACTCTACGAAGAACATCTGTAACCAGCGTGATTCGAGTTTCTGGATCAAACCCATTTAGATATCTTAATATTGGGAAATTATCAAAATACATCAATAACCTTCCTCAATATCTTCTTTGGTCAAAGGTCTTAGCTCTGTGAATTGTAGTGTTAATGAAGTTCGCACTGGACTGCCATCTTCGAAGGTCGCGTTGACTCCATTTGGTGTGAAGTCTACATTCACATTCTGTAGCGCACATCTTCCAATCTTATTCAAGAATAAGTTCTCCGCAACCACTCCATTTTCGTGAACTTTGTAGTATCGTATCTCGAACTCTGAAGGTAGATCTAAGAATGCTTTTGCTGCCAGAGATGGGTGTGCTGCTTTTCTGAAAGCTCGAATAATATTAGAAACCTCTACGGCTTCTTTTTGATTCTTTGGAGCAAATGAAAATGTAAAATCAAAACCACGAGTCTGCACCCCCTGAAACACTTGCTGCTGTCTTGGGTTTATTACTAAACCAGTGACTTGCTGCAATCCCTCTGTTGCGTTTAATGGCACACCCACAACACCAGCCAATCCGTCAGCAATTCTTGCTAATGCTCTTGCACCAAGTCCAGAAACTCTGCTTGCTATACCTTTTATATCACCAATCGCGCTGTCTGTGTCACCATCTCCGAAATTACGAGCTGCATCTAGTATCGATTTTCCTACACCTCCTGCTGCCTGGAGAAGTTCGAAATTTACTCCATTATAACCTATACTACCATTATTTACTAATTTGTTTGGAATATACAGAGCAATATTTACATCAGACTTTTTAGTCGCAGCCCCAAGTCTGATTCTACCCGAACCTCTATTTGGAATATCGGCTCTATTAGCAACATCAAGACCTAACTTTTGTGCTTGTTCTACTGTATTGATGGATCTATCGTTCATGAACTGGTTTCTAAAAGCATCAGCGCCTTTTCCTGTATCTAATACTGTATCCAAACTATCAATGAAAGTATCAGCAGTATCGTCTATTTCCAAACTTTGAGTTGATGCTTTTCTTTCGGTGGTCAGCCTTCTTACTTCCAGTGCAGTGCTATTATTAATTAATTCTATTTGATCTCGTGTGAGCTGTATTTGAGCAGCTTCTCTTGCGATCATACTATTTCCAGCAACGGGACCAAAAACTCTATTAAGAGCATTGCGCGCCACAACATTAGCTTCACTCTGAAGAACTCGTTTATCTAGTTCTTCTCCTACTAATCTAATATTTTCTTCTTTTGCGAAATCAATTTCTCCAGTCAATTCACGAATCTCTGCTCTTTGTTGTTTACGAAGTTCTGCACCAGCAGTTGAGTATGTTGTGAAAAGAATAAATTGATTGTATTCATCATCTCCAAGTTCAGTGGGGAATTGCAGATTTTTATCTCCCACCTTTACACCTGTGGCCGAGTCGATCCTCTTATCGGGATCTGAGCCGGCGGTTAAGCGATCAAAAACAGAAGGCTTGTTTCTGTTACCATCTCTAGCTTGAATTTGAGCCATTTATTTCTCCGTGATACATACAATATGAGCTATAAGGGAAGATATAAACCAAAAAACCCATCAAAGTATATAGGTGACCCGACCAAGGTTATTTACAGAAGTCTTTGGGAACGTAGATTCATGACTTACTGTGACAAAGAAGATAATATTTTATCGTGGGGATCCGAAGAGGTTGTAGTTCCGTACATTTCACCTGTAGATAATAAGCCCCACCGATACTATGTAGACTTCATAGTCGAGGTTCGTCAGAAAGATGGGACGAAAAAAGTAAAATTAATTGAGGTGAAGCCAAAGAAGCAATGCTCGCCTCCAAAGAAGCAAACACGAAAAACAAAAAGGTACATCACCGAAGTAAAAACGTGG